GCTCTCCCGCGTTCCTGGTGCTGACCAGTTTGCGCTGAGGTTCAATACTGGCAACAGGGTCGAGTTGCTTAGAACCACGTTCTCTGTCGATGCAAATGGCGTTGACACATCTACCGTAGTTGGAACCGTACAGGCAACACCAGGCGTAGCCATTACGGGTGGTGCCACGGTAAACGTCGGATTCGGTTGGGACACCAACGGGCTCTACGTTGTATACGGTTCCACAGCAATGCTCGTGCCGAATACAGCGGGGCTGAACTTTGGTCAATACGAGGTTGTTTTCGGTACCACTAGGTCATCTGTGCAGGGCCCATTTGACCAGCCATACTTCTCTAGCCAGGGTGCGTGGACCTGGGAGTTGAGACTGTGGAGTACGTTTAACTCAGCCTCGCCTGCCGTGAGCGCCTCGAACTATGGAAATCACACATTCTTTACGGCAGAATACACCAAGCCAGTGCCAGTTAGGGCCGAGGCATCAGTTGTCGTTGACGTTCCCTTGCAGCCCGGTGACTCAGTCAGGGTTCCTTGGCTTTACATCGATGGAGAACTTACGGGAGTTACGGAGACGCTGGTATGATTAGGACATCGACAACAGTAACTCATGGATACACAGTGCCAAACGATGGCGCAGGCATGGCTGTGTCATATCTCCTTCCTCTAAAGTCAAGGTTTACTGGTGATCCATGCGCCATCTCGTCATTTCAGTTTAGGGCGTTACTGTCTGGTCCTGGCAATATCCTTTCTGGTGGTGGTGCGCACACACTGGCATCCTCGTCGGTGGTGACAATCGTTCCAAAGCGTAGGCCAGCCCTGATGCACCAGAGAGGCGTTCTGGTTAGCAACGGTACCACTGGCATCCCATTCGGCCTTATGGCTGGCTCTCAGACTGAGACTGGAACGGTGACCCTCCTAATTGCCCCATCTACTGGCACGATTCGCATTGCTCGCGGAGCCCTAACAGTGGATATCTCATCTACTGGTGCATTTACGTTTACTGGCGCGCAGGCGGTATACATCAACGGCACCGCTATTACAACTGGAACCACAGTGCCATTCCCATTCCCACGCCTAGTTACAATTGCGTACACAGCACGCACGACAGAGCATGTTACCGTGGGCTCGTCAACTGGAACTGCGGTGTTCTGGCTACAACAGGTCGCTATTACGCAGAAGTTGATGGACGCCACTGAGGTCGCAAACCACGCACGCGCATATTACAGGAAGCCATCTGTGTCAACCGTCTTTACAGATTCGGCCATTTCATCCGTCCCAAGTGACAACGCCGTGACAGTTCCCGAGGTCTGGCGCGAGGTTTAGTCACTTAGGTGGACAATGTGCTATACTTAGGGCATGAATATTAACGACCGCATGCCCGGTGTAACCCACCGTAGGCGCAGAGTGAGTGACGGAATTACAGTTGGCCTATACACTTGGCAGATGCCAGATGGCAAAATCCTCGGTGACGGAGACGGAAACGTTCTATCTGTTGCGTCCAGACTGGGCGACATCTCAAAGATGAACGCTATTCGCCAGTATGTCGAGAAGGAACTTGGCATTGTTGGCGGAAGTCCCCACTTCTTGGAGGGCGCTGTCAAGTTGACAGAGGGCGAAAACGACGAGCAGATTGCACAAATGATCAATGGAGAGGTCCCAATGTACGACCTCGGATCACTAAAGGACGATATGAAGAGGGATAGGCGCAGATGATTAGACCAGACGACCGCTCAGAACTACCTGAGATCGAAACTGTATACACTGGACCGACTCCAACACCTACGCCAAACACCGGCGTCGATAACGACTACTTTGCCATTACTGGCGAAACCCTAAAGTCGGTCGTCTCAACCGTTAAGATGAAGAGGAAGGCCACCGCTATCTCGAAGCGTTTCGAGGGCAACGGTGCCAGCAGCAAGAAGGTCGAGGTTCCTTACGGTGCCTCGGCCTATGGTCTTTTCGACGTAGCCCGACCACCCTATAACTTTGCCATGCTATCGGGTCTGTACGAGCAGAACGTTCACCACTACGCATCCGTAAATGCCAAGACCTACAACACCGTAGGCCTTGGTTACGACTGGCAGCCTACTCCCCAGACGACCCAGAAGTTGGACGATCTGGAAGGAAAGAAGGAGCCGCTAGCGAAGTTGCGTAAGAAGTTGTCCAGGGCCAAGATCGAACACGATGACTGGATTGACAGCCTGAACAAGGAGGATACTCTTGTAGAAACTCTTATCAAGTTCTACAAGGATTACGAGGCTCTTGGTAATGGCTACCTGGAAATTGGCCGCACGCAAGGCGGCGAGATTGCCTATCTCGGTCACGTTCCTGCCATCACAATGCGCGTCCGTCGTCTACGCGACGGCTTCGTACAGATTGCGCCAGGAAACAAGGCGGTGTTCTTCCGTAACTTTGGTGACAGGGAAACACCCGATGTAATCAACGGCGATCCGCAGCCCAATGAAATCATTCACTTCAAGAAGTACGCTCCAAACAGCGACTACTATGGAGTGCCAGACATTATCCCTGCGGTCGGTGCCGTGCTTGGTAGCAAGTTCGCTACCACCTTCAACCTTGACTACTTTGAAAACAAGGCTGTTCCAAGGCACATGATCGTGGTAAAGGGTGCAACCCTTTCCACCGCCGCAGAGCAGGCTATGTACGAGTTCTTCGATGTAAAGTTGAAGGGCAAGAACCACAGGACCCTTTATGTCCCGCTTCCTGCTGACGATCCAGACCGTAAGGTTGAAATCGATATCAAGCCAATCGAGGCCGGTATTCAGGACGCTTCGTTCATCAAGTACAAGGACAACAACCGTGACGAAATCCTATCCGCTCACCGCGTGCCCATTTCGAAGATCACGCTGCTCCCTGGCGTATCCCTTGCTGCTGCTCGTGATGCAGACAAGACCTTCAAGGAGCAGGTGACTCGTCCAGTACAGGACTTGATCGAGAAGCGCCTAAACATGATCGTGAAGGAGAAGAGTGATATCTTCAAGTTCACGCTCAACGAACTTTCGCTTACAGATGAGGATACTCAGTCGAAGATTGACGAGAGGTACCTGCGCATGAAGGTGATTACTCCTAACGAGGTTAGGACCCGTAAGGGCATGCCTGGGATCGATGGTGGAGACAAGGTGGTAGAGGATAAGCCAACTCCTGGGGCACCTTCCGCTGGTAGCGCGCGTGCGCGCGAGCGTTCGGCCAATTCTCCTGATACGTCTGGTGAGGCGAGAAATCCAAAGGGTGAAGGAAGGGTAACTGAATAACCCATTACTTGAAAAACTAATGTGTTATACTAACATCAAATGGAAATTGTAAAGAGCCATTGGGAATCGCATGACGGCAGCCTAAAACTGGGCGTGCCGATCAGCAAGGTCGATGCAGAGCGCAGAATTGTTTCTGGATTCGCAACTCTGGACAACGTTGACCGACAGGGAGACATTGTTCTCGCGTCTGCTTCTAAGGCAGCGTTTGAGGCATTCTCCGGTAACGTTCGTGAAATGCACGACAAGATCGCCGCAGGCAGGGTGGTAAACTTTAGGGAGCAAGCCTATTACGACCCAGCCACTGAGAAGTTCTACGAGGGCATCTATGTAGATGTGTACGTTAGCCGTGGCGCAGCAAGCACCTGGGAGAAGGTACTAGATGGTACCCTCACCGGGTTCTCCATTGGTGGAATTGTCACCGAAAAGGAAGATGTATTTGACTCCGAGTTAGGCGCATGGATTTCAGTTATCAAGGCATATGTCCTTGCAGAATTGAGTCTAGTTGACGCACCGGCAAATCAACTTTCCAACATTTTCTCCGTTCTAAAGATGGACAATGGAGACGTAAAGATTTCCGGTATCGCTGTCGATGTCGAAATGCAGGATGTTTTCTGGTGTTCGGAAGATAAACTTGCTACAATTGGGACAGAAGGATGCTCTGCCTGTGGAACTGCTGGTGAGAAGGTCGGTTGGATTGAATCGGCTGGAACTCCCGCTGAGAAGGCAGAGGCTATTGCCGGATTGCTAAAGAATATCAATACCGCAATGCCAGCGGTACAAAAGGAAGAAGGTGTACAAGAAGATATGGCTGATGAAACAGTAGAGAAGGCCGCTGAGGTTGTAGAAACCGTAGCCGTCATCGAAGAAGTAGTAGTCGAGAAGTCCGATGCTTCTGACACCGCAGTTGCCACCGCTGAGGCTGGCACGGAGACAGTGGTCGATGAGACACCTGCCACCCCTGCGGTTGACGAGTTCGACTGGAAGGCCGAGTTGCTCTCGCTCCGCGAGGTAGTAAGCGGCTTCAACACAGCACTAGCCGGAATTAGCAAGGCTATTGAGGGTAGTGTAACCGAGACTAACGCTAAGGTAGAAGCCCTTAGCGTATCACTTAACGAGGCAGTAACAAAGTCTGCGGCGGAAACCGCCGAGGCTGTTGCTACTCTATCCACCCGTGTTGGTGGCGTAGAGAAGTCCCTTGTTGTTAAGAAGTCTGCTGACCGCGAGGAAGTAGTTCCCGAGGTTGTGCAGAAGGATATTTGGGCGGAACGCTTCACCGTTCGATCACTATAAACCAAAACAAACAGAAAGGAGTTGAAAGAAACAAAATGGCTGATGAAATTCTAGAGAAGGCTGCTAACAACGTTGTAGCCTCTGGATTCAACGACAACCTCGGCGCTGGTGTAACAACTATGGCCGAGTCATCTGGTCTGCTTAACGCAGAGCAGGCGAACGAGTTTATCGATTACATGTGGGACGCTACTACCCTTGCTAAGGAGGGTCGTAGGGTTATCATGAGGTCGAACACGGTGGACCTTGACAAGATTGCCGTAGGTGAGCGTATCATCCGTAAGGCTACTGAGGCTACCGACACCGCATCGAACGCTGCCGTGACGTTCACGAAGATTTCTCTTACAACTGAGAAGATTCGTTTGGACTGGGAAGTTTCGACTGAGGCTAAGGAGGACAGCATCGAGGGTGCAGGAACTGCTACCCACATCGCTCGTCTCTTCGCATCTCAGGCGGGTAATGACATTGAGGACCTTGCTATCAACGGCAACATTGCCACTGGTGGCGCTGGCCTTAACATCATTGACGGCTTCGTAACTCGTTGCACCCCAGGTAATGGCGCGCACCTACTTGACGGTGGGGACGACGCTGTTGCTCGCGCAACTTTCGACAGGGCTCTAAAGGCTCTTCCTCGTAAGTACAAGGCGAACCGCTCCGCGCTTCGCTTCTACGCGGGTTCTGGTGTGGTTCAGGATTACCTGACCTCGCTAACCGCAACCGTTTCCGGTGAGGTTTCTGTCGAGTCGCTTGCGACTGACGTTCTTCGCGGAACAATCAGTGGACCTCAGGGTGCTGGTGGCGCACGTTACCCACTAGCGTTCGGTGTTCCCGTGGTTGAGGTTCCGCTCTTTGACGAGGGCGAGCACACCGTTGAGGCACCTGTTACGGACTACCGTGGCGCTGTCGAACTGACAGTCCCATCGAACCGTATTTGGGGCATCAAGCGTGACATTGAGTTCTACGACGAGTTTAAGCCTCGCAAGGACTCGACCGAGTACACCATGTACATGCGCTTCGGCGTTCAGGTTGAGAACTGGGATGCTTACGTTCGTATCGAGAACGTCCGTGTCAAGGCTGCCTGATAATCCAGGTCGCAACAACTACATAAGAGCAGGAGGGCCGGAAACGGCCCTCCTGTTCTGTTTCGTGGTAGAATAGAGACTGGACATCAGGAAGGAGGTATGAAATGTCTTTTGAAAAGTTGAGCAAGAAGGAACTAGTTGCCGTGGCCGAGGGATTCGGCGTAGAGGCTTCTGGTACAAAGGCTGACATCATTACTAACCTCGAAGCAGAAGGGGTTACATTCGAACTATACACAAGCCTACAGGGTGGCGGTGAGGTAGAGGCTGAGAAGCCCGTAGAGGCTCCCGCTCCTGCTGCAAAGCCAGCAGGCGACACTCTCGTTCTGTTCAAGGGCAAGGGTAGTTACTCTGGACACGGCGCTGTTTGGAGTGCAAAGAACCCATTTGCCGTTGTTACCGCAGACGCAGCGAAGTCTCTAGAGGCCCGCTGGCCCGGTGTGTTTAGGGTGGCGACCGCAGAAGAGGCAGCAGACTACTACGGCTGATGCAACACAGTTTATCGAGTTGGCCCCGCCTCGGCGGGGCTTTCTCTTTACCCCAAACATGCTATAATCAGTCTATGAATACTACAAGGGGTGGGAACACATGATCGAGATTTACGAAGGCGAGGTAAACGTCACCTTCGTTGTCAGTGACGCTTATGTGATCCAAGGAATCAAGGGGTTTCAAACCCTCTACAACAACCTAGGCGAACCAACCCCAGTTGAGACAAACCTGTTCTACACTAGCACACCGCTCGGTGGAGTACCAGCAGAGAAGATGCTTACGGTAGATGTAGCAGAACTTTCCCAGTGGCCCGCAGGGTTTAGGATCGAGATTTCTCTCCTAGACGGATCAACACCAAGGGTGATCAAGACAAACTACGATGTTGTTCAGCCATACGTTTCTGTTCAAAACATCGCGCTTGCTGGTGGATTCAACACAAGCGATGTAGATGCGCCTGGATACAGGAATCCCGTTGTGATCAGAGATATGGAATCGGTCGCGCGCCACGTTATCAACGCTTACACTGGCCGAACATTCGGCAGGTTCTATGACTCCCGCGTGATCGAGGGCTCCGATACAGACAGGCTTTACAGCGATGAGCATTTCTCTTGGATCGGCGCGGTGTCGGTTGAAAATGGAGACGTACTTTACGATGAAGATTCGAACAACGAGGTAGAGATTTCACCATCAGGACACCTGTTGTATGTGAAGGATGGGGCAAGTAGGTATGGGTTCCCAGAGGGTTACAAGTACAGAATTGTAGGAATTTTCGGAGAAACCTCGATTCCATACGACATTCAACTGGCAGCGAAGATGCTGACCGTTCATTACTTGTGCGAGGATGCAGCACAGCAGAACCAGTACATCGACCAAATCAAGTTCGGTGAATCCCAGACCAGGGCAAACCGCCTAGCCTTTGCTGGAACCGGACTAATGACTGTGGACAGGATTCTAGAGCCTTACCGCGTGGGGACATTTAGGGTGCTATGACGCTCTACGGCTGCGTGACTGGCTCGCGCTACACGATGAGCGCCTCGCTATACTCAGAGGTACTGACGCAAGACCCAGACTCGGGAGAGTTTCAGAGAGGGTACTCTTTCGAGGAAAAGATTCGCTGCTACGCCGCTGGTATCGCTGCGTCTGGAAAGGACCAGCCAGGTACCTATGAGTCGTACTCGTCAGCAGGCGTCTACGGCTCCACAGACTTCGTTAGAATTTACACGGCTGCCCCGATCCCCAAGGAATATAAACTGAGCCTCCTGACGGACTCCAAGGGCACTCTATGGACCGAGGACGATGGTGAGCCAACGATCTTCGACTCGAACGGATCGGTTCCCGTTGTAGGGGCCAAGGGCCGCATCATGGAGTACGTCACAATGCTGTCCCGTGCGGAGGTCCAAGATGGCTCGATTTTCTGATCCGAACCTGCCGATCCGCATTCTGGATCAGCATAATGAAATCGTGAAGAAGGCAGCGTCTAAGGAGGCTGCCCAGAGGTTTACCAGAAACGTCTACGCTGGACTAAAGGCTGGATTCTACGCGCGCACGGACGCGCGTGCGAGGACCAAGCCAATGTCATATCACCACCTATACGAGTGGGGACAGGTTGGGGACGGTGGCGCTAGGCTGTTCAGGCTAATCTCTCGCAACATCGGAACAGAGTCTTTCGAGATTTCATATGAGTTCATCCCGTCCACGGCACCGGTGCCCAACAGCGGCCACATCTTTTCTGAAAAGGCGAGAGTCATGGAAGAGGGCCAGCAGATCACCATTGCACCTAAGGACGGCGGTATGCTATCATTTGAAGTAGATGGTGAGCAGATTTACACGATCAACCCGGTTATTGTCCCTCACCCTGGTGGAGAGGCCGTGAAGGGTACGCTGAGGGATGACTTCATGATGTATTTCAGGCCATCCGTTTTGGTGAAGAATCCCGCTTACCAGGATGCTGTGAACCAGGAAAAGGAAGCGGTAATGAGACTTTTGAGGAGGGGAGTTAAGTAATGGCAGACTACTCTCTATCTGTGGCATCAGAGATTCGCAAGTACCTGTGGAGCGAGTTGCAGGCAGCAGGAATTCTGAGCGCGTCAGACTATACCGTTGGGTCCCTTTCGCTCAACCCAATCGTTCCAATTCAGCAGCAGCCAGAACTTGTGGATAAGATCGGCGGCAAGCCATTCATCGTCTATGACGAGATCGAGTCGGTGATTGACTCTGATCTGTGGTATGTCCACAACGAGCAGGTGCTATTCACTGTATATGCAGAGGACTTCAAGACAGCCAATAAGATCAGGAATCTCATGGTTGACCTATTCAGGCGTCAGGATGCCTCTGCCCACGACTTGAATTTGTACACGGCAGCCAACAACTTCGGCTACCTGAATGTAACAATTCTGGAAAATAGGCCTGTAAAGGCCGAAAGATCGACCACCGGAAGAATGTCATTTGATATGATCGTCGGGGTTCGATATGTTAGGCATTTGGGAAGTACCGGACGCTTCTCGTGAGAAATCCTATGCTATGATTAGCATGAAGCGTTCCACCAATAAACAATTGAAAGGTAGGTGAAAATAGCAAATGGCACAAAATGTAGACAACATTATCCAGGGTGCGGCAGAGGTTTACCTGCACTCTACATCCAAGACAGCCCTTGGCGCTCCAACTTCGGCACAGTCGCAGAAGGCGGCGCTGAACGGATTCGTTTCGGTTGGATACACAAGCGAGGGCCTGGACATCACGTTCGAGCCTGACTACCTTGACGTAGAGGTTGACACACTACTTGACTCTGCTGCATTGTTCAAGACGAAGCAGAGGGTCACTATTGCGACTTCCTTTACTGAGGCCACTCTCGAAAACCTAGCATTCGTGTTGGGTCAGAAGGCAACCACCGTATCAGGTACGATTGCCGCAGCGGGAGATATCAAGTCGATCACCATTGACGGTGGCTCACTTGGTTCGGCACCTGAGGAAAGGGCGTTCATGGCCGTAGGCCCTGCTCCCCGCGATCTTGGTACCACTAAGGGCGCAGGCGAGTTGACTGAGCGTGTGTACTACGCACCACGAGTAATCTCTGTGGAGCAGGTTGGTGTTGCGGTAAAGCGCAACGAGGCCACCATGTTCCCAGTAACATTCCGTTGCCTTCCAGACTCTGCCTCAACAGGCTCTGAGTACGGCAAGGTAATCGACAGGATTTACGGAACCTGATCACAATAACGAATAAGGAGGTGAATTAAAGAAATGCCAACAGCAGATAACATTATCGTAGGTGGTGCCAGGGTTTTCCTTGGTCCCGCTGACGCAGACGGATCGGGCTTCACAGATGACACCGGTGCCGCTGGTACATTCAAGGGTACCTCATCTGACACAGCAGTTTCCTGCATCACTGGGTACAAGTCTGGTGCAACCGCTGGTGAGAAGTTGAAGGGCCTATACGCCTATGTTTCACCAGAAGCGTTTAAGGAGGTCGGGTTCACATCGGAAGGTTTCGATCTTTCGTTCGAGCCAGAGTTCAATGACGTTGAGGTAGACCAGTTGCTTGACTCTGCCATCCTGTTCAAGACGAAGCAGAAGGTTAGTGCAAAGACATCGCTTACTGAGGCGACCCTAGTGAACCTTGCCCGAGCAATCGGACAGAAGGACACAGAGGGTACAGGCGCAACCGATGGAGTTGTTCTAGCAGGAAGCACTACTCCTTCCACATGGGAGGAAATTGGTGACAGCAAGACCCTTGGAATCACTGGTGGATCACTTGGTTCTTTCCCACAGGAGAAGAGCCTGATCGCCGTAGCAAACGGTCCTCGCAACTTGCTCGCTACTAAGTCAACCGAGCGCGTGTTCGAGGCTTACAGGGCCATCTCCGTTGAGTCGGTCGGTGTCGCTGTAAAGCGTAACGAGGTTACATCTTTCCCTGTGTCGTTCAGGTGCCTACCGGGTACCAACGGACGTTACATGAAGATCGCAGACCGCGTGTACGGCTGATTTAGCCAAACTTGGTTGGGCAGGGATGGGAAACCATCCCTGCCCTTCCTGTTTACCCCCTTTTAA